GCCGGCAGGAAAAAATATGCTGCGGCGAATTTGAGGATTCACTTCACGACAATATATTTCATAAAATGCTCGGTTGATGTCTGCTGTGACATCAGTGGTACCGTCGCCAGTGGCGCCAAAATCAGTGATTACTGCGTAGCTGTCCAGTCTCGATTGCAGACTCTGACTCTCGGGTGTTCCGTTGGTGGCACCTGTTTGTACCGCATATCCTGCTGCTTCGCCTGCATATGTGTATTCAGTAGCATAGCTGAGAATATCACTAAATTCAGTTAGTACTTCGGTGTTGCCAATAATCGGAGCACCTTCAGCAACGGTGCCATTGCCAATGTAGAGTTTACGATCATCAATTGCCCACCCTAGTTCAGCAGCGGCCAGCGGCTGTGGTAGGTCAGTTGCAAGACCTTTTCTTTGAGTTATTCTGGAGATTTGTACAATTGCCACGATGATAGTCCTTGAAGTATCACATATTTAGCGTGTGGTGTAGTACTGTTCAACTCGCTTCATCCACTCATTGGTCCAGTGTGCAAACTCATCGCCTTCAATCACGTACTCGGTGTATATGGGCTTGCCCAGACTACCGTCAGCCAGCAGGTTGGGCTGTTGAGCCATTAAAATAACGCCGCAGTCAATGGTTGTACCGTGGGTTTCGTTGTGTGCTGCTGCATACGCCGCCAACTGCACAAAATAATCATCAATCCATTCACGTTTTTTGGGCTTGTTGGTCTGTTTGAAATCCATGATAGCAGGCCGGTTTTTCCACACACCCAAACAGTCTGTGGTGCCGGCATATAACCCACTATAATACACAGGAACTTCTGCACCCCAAAATTCATTCACATGGCACAGGCCTTGTAGAATAACTTCTGCAGCCATGAACCATGAAGGATGTGCAAAAGGATTTCCGGGCAAGGGTTTCATGACATCATTCAGCATGTAGTGCTCAAGATACGCATGCATTCGGGTGCCACGATTGGCTGCTTCTGTGGTAATTTCTTGTGCTTTTTGTTCGCCCACTCGTTTACGCCAATTGGCCAAGACCTGACGTTTTTCTTCACTCTTGGTTCGGTCCAGGATTGTGGTCACGCTGGGTACCTTGCTGCCGTCGGGCAAGCAGTAGTGTCGCTTGCCGTCTATTGTTTCTCTATTGATGGGTGTGTAGTTGTATCGATTGACTATCATTTAAACTCTAAAACTTTCTCCGCAACCACATCGGTCACGCTCGTTGGGATTGGAAAATTTGAATCCTTCATTGAGTCCTTGTCTTGTGTAGTCTACTTCAAGTCCTTGAAGATAGGCACAACTTTTGGGATCAACAAACAATTTGCAGTTGGCACAGTCTATGCAGATATCTTCAGGTTGTGCTGTATCTACATATTCTAACACATAGGCAAGTCCAGAGCAACCTGTGGTTCTTACACCAACACGAATACCAATGCCATGGCCGCGACGTTGAATGGTTTGAGTTATTTTTCTAGCAGCATCATCAGTTAAGGAAATCATGCTTGCTCTTGTAATCTGCTACTGCGGCCTTGATGGCATCTTCAGCCAGGATACTACAGTGGATCTTGACAGGGGGTAATGCTAGTTCTTCGGCAATGTCGGAGTTTTTGATTGTTCCTGCTTTGTCGATGTGCATTCCTTTGACCCATTCGGTAATGAGGCTCGAACTCGCAATAGCCGATCCGCAGCCATACGTTTTAAATTTTGCATCTGTAATAATACCTGTATCATTGTCAACCTTTATTTGTAATTTCATTACGTCACCGCAAGCCGGTGCACCTACCATGCCTGTGCCAACGTCCTCATCGTCTTTGGCAAAGCTACCCACATTGCGTGGATTTTCGTAGTGATCGATTACTTGATTTGAATAAGCCATACAGGTTCCTTTTGTTGAGTATACTACCGATGGACTGACTAGTCAACCAGTTTGATTACATTGGGCGTTTCATTGCTGACTTGGCAGCGGCTGCAACTATGTCTTGTGCTTGGTTTACTGGCATCGCAGTTGCGCCTGTTTCGGCACCTTTGAATGTGATCACACCTGAATTGGGGTCCAGGGGTTCTAGCACGTTGCTCAATGGGGGTTGATCAATTAACTCACCTAGGTTTTGAGCATTGACATTGATGTCTAGGCTTTGCGCCAGACTAATAAATGCTGCCTGGCTGATCTGTTTTTGTGCATTAGTATCGTTAGCACGACCGTTTAGGAATGCCACCAGACCTGTTAGTGTAGCAGGATCTGGTGTGGCAATAGCAGATGAAGCAACTTCATCTATACGCATTATCTACGTGCTCGTCCAAGCGCAGCGGCAGGTGTTTCAGCACCCATGTCGGCTCCAGCATCTGCAGCAGCAGCGTCTAGACCAGCATCAGCACCCATGTCATCAGCAGCAGCCATGTCAGCATCTGCAGCACCTATGTCAGCACCAGCCATGGCAGCATCAGCTGCTCCAGGAATGGCACCACCAGGGGCAGATTGACCAGTTACCACATTCAGCGCAGCATCCAGTTGTTGTTTGGCACCTTGCAGGTTACCAACCAGGCCACTGAGTGCAGCAGTGGCATCTGTGTTGAATTGTTGAGCTTGTTCCATGCCCACTTGATTCTTGATTGAATCAACCAGAGCCGGCAGTTCTTTGAATTGCAATTCTGTAACATCTTCCAACATGCCTTGCATTTTGTCTACCATGTCTTGTGCAGCCAGTACAACTTGAGCCTGTTGAACTTCGCTTTCGTTCAGGCGTTTCATTGCACGGCGCAAACGACTTTCAGCAGCCATCATGGCAGCGCCAGCCACAAGTTTTTGTTCTTCGGGGTTGAGTGTCTGTCCAGCAGCAGATTTTTTAATTGCAGCATCAACCTTGGGATCCTTGGCAGCGGTACCGGGTGCAGCAGGTTTAGCAGCGCCAGCAACAGGTGTGGCTGGTGCAATTGGCAGATTGTCTTCCTGCAAGCGGCTGGATAGAGCCTGCTCCATCATTACCAATTGCAAGTATTTTGGGTCACGTTCGCTGGTGTGGCGAGCGGTTGTGGAACGGTGCTCGCCCAACACTCCGCGTACACGGGTCAGCATCTGTGCTGTTTGACCACGTGTAAGTTGGTCAAAACTAATACGTGAACCAAAGTAACTTTCGAATACTTTGGCGATTTGTTTTGATGGCTTAGGCGCCGATAGTTCTGTCAGTTTCATTGTTGAATCCTCTAATCTGTATGTATTTAGCCTGGTTTACACATTTCTCTAGTTCAGTACTTACCAAGTTGTACTGAGCTATTTTTGGCTGAATTTTTGTAGTTGTAATTTCGTAGAAATCTTCGTTGCGACTTTGGCGGCCCACAGTGCTACGACAGTATATGTCAGCGGCCAGTGTTTGTTTTTTACGGTCTAGAATCATGATCATGTTGCACAGCCCGTATTGATTTTGTATGTCTGCTGTACACCAGCTCATGGCCACACGTTTGTTGCTAAAACGACTTATTTCACGATCCCAGGAATAAACTCTAGCGCAGTCTGATTCAGTCACAATACGATACTTGCCAAACACAATCACAGCACCATCATTATCAGTTATGATAATGTGATCGGCATGGCGTCTGAGCTCGCGTTCGGCCCAGCGGTCAAGTTTTTGCTGTTGTTTTTGTATCATAGCGTCCGGACATAGTGCGTGGCCAACCAACCCACTGTGGCCAACAACACACCGATAATTCCTATGCCCCAGCTCAGCAGCTGATCAGTTCTTTTCTGAGTGGATTTTTCCATCATGCCGCGCAGGACAGTAATGGTATCAGCTACGCTACTGATTTTTGCTTCCAGAGAGTCCAGTTTGAGTTCCAGTAACTTGTAGCGTTCTGCGCACAGTTCAACGTGAGCTTCCAGGCTCTTTTTTTCAATTTCAGTAGTATCGGCCATTTGTAATCATTACTCCAGTGGTGTATTTACCGTAAAGAACCAAATGTTCTGATCTGCGCCTGACGTGGCAATTGTGGGAGCCATGGCGGGTTGCTCGGTAAGATTCAGCATCATGGGCACACCTTCACAGTCGCTCTTGAGTCCTGCCAAGGGATCTGGATTGTCGTACATTTCAAACACACCTGGGGACTCTGATCTAAATTCAAACTCCCATACACCGTCACAATGTTCAGGCACTGAAATATCTTGTGGCTGAGTTCGCAGGCCAATGATCTGCAACAGAGTTTCCCAGTTGCGTTGTTGATTTCTACTGTGATTCCAGTCTGCTTGTGTGTGTACCATTTGTCCCACACGATCACGGAATGGTATCTCGCTGGAACGAAAATGTCCAGTGACTCCGGTTAAACTGCAATCAAAAAGTGTGCGGCATGTTATCTTCATTCTAGGAGTATTTAATGCCAAAAAGAAACCCTGGATTTTTTACGTCCAGGGTTGCTGTGGGGTCTAAACTGATTACAGGTTAGTGAAGCTAGCTGTGGCACTCACGTTGGCAGTTGGAATGCCAATGTTCAAGCCACCAGTTGCATTGGCTGTTTGAGCAGCAGCAACCAGAGTAGCTGTGGTGTAAGCGCCACTTGGGTAGATAGCCAAGCTGATTGTACCAGCTGTTGCGCCAGCTTGGTAAATTGCGATTGTACCAAGTTGTTGAACAGATGTCAACACGTTGTTCAAGTAACCATTCACGTTACCAGCATTGGTAAGAGCAGTGTTAGCTGTCAAAGTGAAGAAGTCAAGTTTTGGACCTTGGATCTGAACTGGGCCTTGTGCTGCCACGTTGGCTGTTCCAGCGATAGAACCATTTGCTACGTCCAGTGCGAATGACGGTTGTGTAGTACCGTTTACTTTTGTAAATATTGCCATGATAAATTTCCTTTAAAGTTAATGGGATACAGGATCCCTGCACTTATTTAGTCAGTTTGGAAAAATCACGCCTGTTGAGGGTTGTTTCTCTGACG